TGTAGGATATTTCAAGACCTGTTCATTTCGTGACTTGTCGCCACTCAACCAATTATTTTTAATTTGACTATAGTAACTCACATCTAAAGATTTATGTCCCTTAGATGCATTACCCAATGATTGTATAAACCCAGAAGACAAGGGACTATAATCATTTCCAACTAGGATAAATGGATTGCCTCCGTTTGATGATTTATCGGAATAGTTCCTATCTCCAATAGTTGAATCCAAACATCTCTGACAGTTACCAGCGGACCAGTCATACTCAATCTCATTAGTCACATGATACCAGTATTCAGTATCAGATTTCTGAGCGGCAGCATAATGCATATCAATGAAAGTCTTTTGTCCATCCAATTCAACAGAGACTGCATGATTAAACAGTTCCCTATCAAAAGCATTGATTCTATGATTAGAAGAAAAGACCTCAAGAAGTCTAAAAATGTTTTCAATAATAGATGCAAGACCAGTTGCTTCTAATGGTTCAATGAAACCATATGCAAGTCCAACAGAAGCAACATTCTTGACCCATCCCTTCTCTCTCCTTCCAGTTTTGAAGTTCACTACATTTGTAGGAACATCACCATACCTATCAATAAACTCCGCTTGAATTTCTTCTTCACTGGAGAACTTCAAACTATGAACATACCCAACAGATAGACCATCCCAAAGAGGAATCTCCCAGCACCATCCATTATTCATGGTGACATTATTTGTATAATGTTTGAGTTGTTCTTCCTTATTCTCATAAGGAATCTTTGCTGTGAGTACCCTGTTATTAATAAGGGTATCTGAATATGGAATGAAAGGAACTTTCATCTCATCTCCAATCAGCAATGACTTAAATCCAGTACAGTCAACGAAAAGATCTGCATAGTGATCTCCAGTCTGATCACAAGTAATTCTCTCAATACCTTTGGAGTTATGGTGAGAATGGAGATAAGTATCATCGACGAACTCAACTCCATTCTTAAGTCCAACGTCATACAAGATTTTGGACAATAGATGAGTATCAAAATGATAAGCGGTCAATCTTTTAAATTGCCAACCCGTATCTGTCAGTCTATTAAGTTCCGCAAACCTAGAATGATCACTAACAAATCTAGCAAACTGATCTTTCTTTACTTCATCAGGAAAGAGTTCCATCATCACAAAAAAATCTGTGAGATCGTTTCCACTCAAATCACCAAAGGGATAATAGAAGCTTTCACCAGGATCACACCAAGATTCAAATCTAACATTAGACTTATAAGTCGCATTACATTTTGACATCCAATCTTTATCTTCGAGATTAAGAAACTGAAAGATGTCGTTAATTGCTAACTGGGTTGACTCACCAACACCAATGATTCCGATCTTAGAAGAGTAAATACACTTAACTTCAATATCCAAGTTGGAATTTTTTACGTGCTGAGAAAGAACCGCTGCGGTCATAAAACCAGCGGTTCCTCCACCAAGAACACAAATTTTAGATATACTCATACCACTTTACTAAATCCATTTACTTTCTCAAAGGAAATAATATTCTCAAACTTATCAGTTAGTTCCTGAGTGTTATGAGAAATCAAGAAGATATTTGCTCCTTTGATTGCATATCTAATTATCTTAGTAAACTCATCCGTTCCTGTACCATCAAGAGAACTATCAAAAATCTCGTCAAGGATTAACAGATTTGTTGATGCTGAGTTCTTCATCTTAGAAATATCTCTCCAAGTGAATAGAAGAGCAAGGTCAATCCTCATCTTCTCTCCTTCAGAGAAAGACTCATAACTAAAGTTCTCGTGAATAGGAGACTTAACATGTTCTTTAAACTCTTCGTCAAGAGTAAAGTTGATATAGAAATCCATCATCTGTAGATATTTGTTGATGTATTGATTCATCACAGGCAAATATCTTTTAATGATCTTCGACTTCACACCACTATCCTTCATCAAGGAATGTGCAAAATTAAGGTAGGAAATATTCTCAGTGTTGGTAGACTTCTGTTTCTCTAAACCTTTAAGGTCACTCTCTAACTTCTTAAGTGTGCTTCTCTCAGCATTTCTGTTTTCAATCTGCGAGGTAATTTCTTGAATTTCAGTTTCCAGGTCTCTGGATTGTCTTTGGTATTCAGTAATCTTTGTATTGTTTGTTGAAATGTCATAATTGAGTGACGTTATCTGCTTAGAGAGCTGCAGAAACTTTGTCTCTTTTTCCTGTTCTTCAGTTATAGAAACCTTAAGTTCTTTGTATGCCGAATTTATTTCTTTTACTTTGGACTCAATCTCTCTAATTCTATTTACACGAAACTCCTCTTCGATTGCCTGATCACAGGTAGGGCAAACCGTATTATCATTAAAAAATTTATGTTCGTTCGTGATAGTTTGTATCTTTTGTTCCAGTTTTGCCTTGATAGAATTCATCTTCTTCAATGAGTCAGAAGAGGAACCGAAAGATTCGAGTTGTGGTTGATACTCTTCCACAATCTTTTTAGAAAGTTCACTATTTTTACTCACGAGTTCGTCAGCAAGATCCAATAGTTCGGAAACTTTTGATTCTTTCGCTGCAATATTCGCCTTACCTTTCTTATCGAGATTGTCAATGAACTGTTTTTGCATGACAATTTTTTCTTCCACCATGTCCCTCTTGATGGAAAGTTCTCTGATAATTTCATTGGCGCTTCTAATTCTCTCTTTGAGGAGAGATCCCATACCAGAGAAGATACGAATATCCAGAAGATCCTCAACAATGTCCCTACGATTAGCAGCAGACAATTGCATAAAGGGAACGAATGTTGCAGACCCCAGGATGACCGTCTGAGTAAAAGACTTATAGTTTAGTTTAAGAATGTTCTCTTCGAGTGACTTCTGTTGATCAGTTGTTGCAGAGGACTGATCTTGAAGTTTGCCGTCGATATGAATTTCAAACCTATTGGGTTTGATTCCACGAACTACTTTATATTGCTTGTTAGAAATATCAAATTCAATCTCAACCAGACAGTCTTTCTCGTTGACTGAGTTAACTAGTTGAGTCTTACTAATTTTTCTAAATGGTTTGTTGTAAAGAACAAACGTAAGAGCATCTAGAATGGTTGACTTTCCAGCACCATTAGTTCCAACGATCAGATTGGTATTCGATTTTGTAATGTCAATCTCAGTGAATACATTTCCAGTAGAAAGGAAATTACGCCATCTAATCTTCTTGAATATAATCATATGGTGGGAACACTATATCGTCAGTAGATATAATCACATACTTGTAATTATACCTGTTACAGGCCTCAATTGCAACCTCATCGTCAATTTCAACGACATTTAAGTTTAAGTAATCATCTGCCTCTAGAAGACCTGCATATCTAGAAGCATCATCTTCGTCCTCAAATAAGTATAGTGCCTTATCTCCATTATCGTCTTCTAATGCGTAAGCTCCTTCACTTTCGCCTTCTTTTCCGTCTAGAGATAAGATATACATACTTATTCCATCTCGCACGCTTCCTGATAAACTTCTCGAAGAAGTTGTTTTACTCTATCCTTCTCCAACTCGAAGTCAGAGTCTTCGATGTATTTATCCAAAAGTGTTAATGTATCTTCGATTTTCTCTCCAGTGAAATCAACCTCAGAGTCATTAACTTCGAGATTCTCAACAATCTTCAGTTCAGCAACATTTGACAGAAGAAGTTTTTCTACGAACTTATCATACTTAAGTTGATCAGACTTCTTACGGACAATCAGTTTAACAATCTTGCCTTCGTAAAGATGTGCCTTGAATAACTGATGTGGAGTATCCTCATAGTAGATCTTATCGAACATCGTATAAGGATTCTCAACGAACTCTAGTTCATAAGTTTCCGTATCAAAGATACTGAATCCCCTCTTATCATTACAGTCATTCCAATACAACTGATAGGGATTGCCTAGGTAATAAATCTGACCATCATTACTACGAGTATGATAGTGCCCAGAGAATACTAGATTGAACTTATCAAAGAAGGACTTATCAATACCACCAGGTTGTGTGTAACCAGGATACAATGCAAATCCATGAATCTCAAGATGACCAAAAGCAATCTTGGACTTTGACTTTTTAATTTTGGTTTCTGTTTCTTCTTGATTGTCTGAACAGATCCAAGGGATCATAAATGCTTTGAATCCATCGATGTCGTGATCACCAGGACTAGAAATAGGAACAATATTGTCGTAGTAATCAAGAAGACAATCGATAGAATTTACTTCATTGGTATTCTTATAGTAAGCATCATGGTTACCAACCAGTTGCCAGACCTTTACATCTAGATCCCTAAACCGATCGTAAACATGTTTCTTTGCCCAATCGAGAGACCAGTAATCAATACTCTTGCGATTATCAAACGCATCTCCCATATGAACGCAATGCTTAATTCCCCTCTCCTCTAGAGTAGGAAAGAAAACATTGTCATAAAATTGTTGAAAGTAATCATGAAAAAACTTACTCCCACGGCGTCCACCATAGTGAGTATCAGTGATAATCGCAATCTTCATTATTGATTCATTTTAGACTGGACTGCATCTTTGATGCCATTATATTCGAATGCATTACCGTAGTCATCATCTACAGTGAAAACTTCATCGTAACCAGACTTCTCAATGATCTTGGTTCTGATTTCCATTTGCTTTTTCTCCTTCTGAATACGACGGAGGAAAGCATAGTGAATAATTTGCGTAAAGTAAGCAAATGGATTCGTGGATTTCTCTGGATTGAAGTTGTGAATATATTGTACGCAGTTCTCAATGCCATCACAGATCATGTCCTCTCTGAACATGTAGTTGACAAAGTTTGGTTTGTAAGACAAGTGTGTAGCAATCTTCAGGAAACATTCACCAAGGTAGTTTGTAATCCTTGGTTTTGGTTCACCTGCTGCTTCTGCTGCCTCTACATCTTTTTTGTACTGAACAATTGCATACAAAAATTCTTTATTGTTTACATAGTGTTCAGATCTCTTTCTAGTCTTTCCTGGTGGCATACCATAAGTCCTCGTTATTGTTCCTGTTGGTTACAATACTAACACATAAACAATTTAATTGCAACTTGACACGGCTGTCCAAAGCTCATATAATAACTCTGTCAGAGTTCAAAACAATTACTCTTTAGCTTTGCTTCTATAGATCTTTTCTAAGTAAGCTCTTGCTTCTTTAACAGAAGTTTTGTAACCCATTCTTTCGGACACCTTTCCCTTTTCTGAGGAGGTGTTATTTTTTTGTCTAACAAACTTCATGTAAGAATCAACAACTTCAGACTCTTCTGTTGCTTCTACTACAGTAATGACTTTATCCATAGGAACAATGACGATGCCTTCTTTAGAAAGACATCTGATCCAAGGAATCATTCTCAATCCTTCTACTGAACCAAGAGCAACGGTTTCAATTTCAACAGGATCACTTAGAACCAAAACAGTTCTACCATTTTCTTCTACAGGAAGAATCTCAGCAAAGATCTCTTCGCCAGAAATTAATTTTATTGATCCGTAAAATTCTTCTTCCATTATTGCTTTAGTTTAATCTGATTGAATTCATAGTTAAAGTTTTCTTCGTTATAGACCTTAATTCTTTCAATTAAGTGATTGAGAGTGTAGTTCTTTTTGGAATTGTGAGTGCAATCATCTGCAATATCATAAAGCATTGCTTTTGATTTGTTATTTCCTTTTCTTAGAACTCTTCCGATTGATTGTAGATTTCTGATTCTTGATTTACTTGGAGAAGCAAACACTACATTGTGTAAGTTTTTAATATTAATACCAGTTGAGAATGTTCCATATGATGCCACAATGATTGCATCTTCTTCTTTTTCAGTAACTTCTCTAACTAGTTCTCTCTCTTCGGCATCTACACCGCCATGGACATAGAATAGTTTCCTTTCGGATCCAATAGAATTATTTATTAGATCATAAATGACCTGTCCATGAGTCTCCACTCTACTGTATAAAATAAGAGTGTTACCTTTCAGAGATAAAGCAAGGTTCTTGATGAAATTATTTCTCTGTTCATGGGAGATTAGATATTGAATTTCATCCTCATACTTCTCAAACTTCTGTGGTGGATGCTTTAGTAAAAGAACTCTAATGTCCAGTTTGGAAAGGTGACCTTTATCAATAAGATCTTTAGTTTGTGTAATCTTATAACTTGGACCAAATAGTCCTTCTAGAACCCACTTATGTGTTTGTGATCCATCGAGAGTTCCAGTAAATCCATATCTATATTTTGTATCTCTCAACTTGGTCATAATGCCAATGAGCGACTTGGATTTAAACTGGTGTGCTTCATCACCAATAACTACATCAAATCCATCAAAGAACTTTTTATCTAACTTGTAGATTGACTGCCAGGTTGTAATCGTTACAGGATTCTTATTTGTTCTCTCTCTACCAGAGTAAATCTTATGACAGTATTGTTCAGCATTCCAACCATAGTCCTCAAAGTCTTTGAACATTTGTTCTACAAGTGAGGTTGTTGGAACGACAAGTAAAATCTTTTTATCTTGTTCTGTAAAGTATCTGACAATCGAATAGATCATCAGTGATTTTCCAGATGCCGTTGGTGATATTAAGAGTCGTCTGTTGTACCTCAGAGCGTCGTAGACACCCTCCACCTGATAGTCTCGGGGTGAATGTCTAGAGATGGATGTCATGTAGTCCTTAACACCTTCTCTGGACACCATATCGTTATGTTCGAATGGAGTTCCATAAAACTTGTTATCTTCAAATGTAACGGTATACCCAGATTTTTTTGCCCATGCAACAACCTTGTCCAAGAGACCAACGTAGATCTCACCAGTTGCAGTTGAGTATAGACGAATCTTTCCATCCCAATACTTACTTCTGTATTGAGGCATAAATTTTGCACCAGGAACATCAAATGTAAAATGATCAGATAGTTCCTGATTAACGTATGGTTCCGCTTGAATCTTAAGGTATACTTCGTTCTTTTTTGAGATAACTAAATCAGTCATAACCTCTAATAAACCTCTGCCATTCGATAGCATTCTTCACTTGATAAGTCCTATTCAGAATTACCTTGATAATACTTTCCAAATAAGAAAGCATCATGTCGTAGTATTCCATCTTGGTAACACATCTGATGAGTTCATCATCTGCATCAAGATATTTGTCTAGGTCTGCTTTTAAAACCTTGTAATCAAAGGGGTTGTTTATATACACATCTGGGTGTGCCTTACCTGTGTAGTATTCCCACTTTTCTTTTTTTAAAACTTTGTACTTGTTTTCTTGTCCCTTTTTCAGCAACAAAATATTATTAAAGATCTTATAATATTTCGCATGAAGCGAAGGGATTTTAGTTGATTCGGTATGCAATTCATCATTATCAATCTTTGAGTCTTTCTCCCAAAGTTCTTGAATCATCTCAAGATTCATACACCAAACTCTCCACGTTGAAAATAGTATATTTAAAAGTGGCTTCTGCCATAATATAATTTATATCAGTTTCTTTAGCGTCAAATTCAACTGGGGTCAATGACACTGGGAACATATCTTGGAAGGTTACCTTGGCAATTTCTTTGAAGTTACTGTTGTAAATGATCAGGGTTCCATCTGAGAATTGATTCAACAATCCATCTTCCGTTAGATCTAGATGTTCCTGAACACTTTCTGGATATCCCAATCCTCTCATCCAGTCATGAATTTCTAGATAGTTTTCTAGATTCTCGTCAATCATGAACTGAATACTGAAATCTCTATACTCCAGTTTGTCGCCAGGTACTGGAATATTTTTCAGATATGTGGATTGAATTGCAACACCTAGATCAATACCAGGAATTCCAGTAGAGTTTGAAAAGAAATCTACCTTTGGTGCTTTTTGGAGATTGAACTTGAACCCGACAGGGGAAAGAAAGTTCCTATTCTGTATTTGTTTTTCCCAAACAGAAGATTTGGGTTGTTTTCTAACTGCCATGATTGTTCAGGAATCTCCATTAGTATTTAGCTTTATATCAGCAATCATTAAATACACTACCAACTTCAGAACCGATTTCAGAACCCATCTTCTGACCTAAGAGTAGTGCCCATCCAGATGCCAACCAACCAACATAAGGAATATTAGAGACTGCTGGAACAATTAAACCTGCACTAATTGCGGTTCCCGCCATCGCACCTTGACTCCGTGCGCCAGCGTCCGCCACGATGCACTCTTCGCTTTTCGCACCTAACTTTCCCTCGGGGTCAACTGCCCCGCCTCCTAAGTTTCTAGAACCATCCATAGTGAATTGATCTGTTCGGTATTCTCTTCTGCGAGTTGTACCGCCAAATAATCCTCTCTTCTCTTGATCAACTTGGAGAGATCTTTCGGATTCTAGAATAGCAGGATCGTTTGCTTTATATTCAATTCTATATCCGTCTCTTGTTGCTTCCATTTTGTAAGACGAATAATTGCCTTGTGGGAAATTTATAACTGGATATTGTGGTCTGGTTGCGTTCAACAGATGTCCAATAACACCAACATGTCCTATTCCAATCACTGTGCCTAATACCAACAGAGCGGCTTTTATTGGTATTCTTTTCTTTTTTGGTGTTTCCATTGGTGTTTCCTCAACAGACGTATCATCAACCTCTTGGATTTCTTCTACGGTCTCTTCAACTTCAACGGGAACTGGTTCCTCTTCAACTATGACTTCTTCAGTCTCAGTTACATAATTAACAGGTTCATTACTACTAAAATCTGGTTGACTAGATTCAGCTATTTTTTTACTCAACCGACCCATGATCTTATAGCAAAAGCACTCTATTTATGAAAGTCCATAAAAAAAGAGGGTCCGAAGACCCTCTTGATTGAGTTGTGTGAATGAATCACATGAGGTTGGTGACCTTGACTCTTCTGTAGTAACGGTTTGCGTTAGCGAGGAGTCTGCCGAGACCCTGGTTAGAAACATTACCCTCAGCGAATGGGTTAGCAACAATACCGTAACGGGTCTTGAAGCCAATCTTGGGCTGGAAGGTGTCCTGACCAACGGCACGAACCATTTGGAGAGGAACGTATGGGCAGTAGAACAGACCTGCGTCATAAGGATTAGTACCCTTATAACCCATGACGTAGTACTGATTAGCGTCGTTGTTTGCAGCGAATGGATCGATGTAAACTCTGTACTTACCAGCGAGAGTACCAGCAAAGGTGTTGCCAGTGTCATCAACGTTGAGGTTTGCGTTGAGTGCAGGGGTGTAATCCAGAATACCTGCCATCGTGAGTGCGGAAGCAACGTCTGCGGAGCAGAGAACAACGTTGCCCTTCCCTCTACGAGTTCTTTGGGCGATCTGGTTAGCATCTCTTTCCATCTGGAAGAGTAGACCCTTGAACTTCTCAACAGACCAACGACCGTTGGAGTCAACGTCGAGGTCGAAAGTACCAGCAGTTGCGGTGTTAACAGTAGCACCCTGCTCAGCAATCTTGTAGATGGTTCTGATGACTTCGCGGTTGATCTCAGCAAGAATCTCTGTGGAGAGAATGTTTGCGAGTTCAGCTTCAGCGTTCAGACCGTGGATTGCCTTGAGGTCTTGTGCGAGTTCTAAGGAGTACTCAGCTTTCAGAGCTCTGGACTTCGCGGTAACGGTGACTTTCTCGATCGAGAATGCCATCTCGTTGAAGTGGTTACCAGAACCATCTCCGAGTGCCTCAGACTCACCAGTGGTCATACCCTGACCAGTGTTGTAAGCGGAGGTAGTTGCAGAACCAACAGGGTTCAGAACGGATGGGTTAGTACCTGCCTGAGCATCAGTACCGAATCCAGCAGCAACATCGGTGTAACCAGCAGAGAGGCTGGAACCAGAGTTCTGTGCGGAGAATGCGGTGTTGGGCTCGTCGAATAGAGCTTCGGTGCCAGACTGGTTGGTGTAACGGGAACGCATCGCGAAGATGAGTCCAGTAGGACCAGACATTGGCTGAACGCCTGCGAGGTCATAAGCAACCAGGTTAGGCATTGCACGTCTGATCAGGGAGATCAGAACGGGGTCGAAACCAGCGACAGGACCTGCATCAGCAGCAGAACCAGAGAAACCACCAGTACCAGCAGAGTTGGTTGGGGATGCTTCACCGAGGAACTCAGCGTTCTCGCGGAGCATTTGCTCTTGGTTCTCAAGGAGAACAGCGGTGACGTTACGTCTGTGACTATCTCTGATAGGATCTAGACCATCATAGTCTAGAAGGGGAGCCCACTTTTCAGCGAGCTGATTGTAATTGATGTGTTGTTGCATTGTTAGTTACCTTAGGGGTTGAATTTTTAAATCACTGCTTTTTAACAGAGGAAAGAGCTCTAAGGTACGCAGCCATAGAACCAGTTGGTTCTTCTACGTGTCCTGCTTCTTCTCTTAGCTCTTGTGTCTGTTCGGAAGAACTAGCTGCCTTTGGAGAACCGAAATACGATTCCTTAAGGGTAGTTAGTTTTTCGCGATAGCCTTCTTCACTTTCAAACTCAACACCTTCTGCGAGGGTTGCAAGTTTTTCTTTCTGAGAAACTGCAAGTCCTTCTGCAACATTGTTCATGATAGTCTCAGCGGTTGTCTCGGACAGACGCTGATTTAGAGCAATATTTCTCTCAATTTGCTCGTTGAGTTTATTCTCCATTTCATCTAGTTTGTCTACCATAGACTCAAGTACATCATATCTATCTTCAGGGATGGATACATAATGATCTTCAAAAAGCTTCTTCATGCCGTCCAAGAAGGATTCGGTCATTTCGGTCTTAATGCCCTTCTCAATTTGAAGTGCATTCTCCTCTAACCACTCTTCTGCGACATACTCCAGATAAGAATCGAGTCTCTCAGTGAGTTCGACTTTGATAGCTTCGACTTCCTCAGTGAGTTTAGTCTCGTATGCTTCCTGGATTTGAGTTTCGATATCTGTGATCTTTGCGTTCATTGCAGCTTCAAAGATGACCTTAGCCTTTTCTTTGAACTCCTCAGAAAGATCTTCTCCAGCGAGAAGAGCATTTACATCCTCTTCAATAGCGGAGTTAACGTCAACGATAGAAGAAGTTTCTTCTACTTCCTGTTCAGCGATGACTTCTTCAGTCTCAGCCGACTCGGTTTCTTCGTAGGACATTGCACCCTTATTAGCTGTTGGCATTGGGTCAGCTTTACCTGCACCCTTAGTTACTACATCCTTAACCTGTTTAATGGTTTTTGTAGGAGTAGCAAGTTTGTTGCTGTCGTCATCAGGCTTAGAATTCTGAGGGGTAGGACCACCCAGATCTTCTACCGCACCTAGTTGAGTACCAGGATCTGCCATTTTGGGCATAGGATCTGCACCCTTAGCACCAGAATTTACAGCGCTTTTGGATTGCTTTGTGCCTACTTCCATTTCTTGTAAATCTCCACGAGACATTTGAAACTCTCCGTCTAATCGTTGTAGATATCGTTAATCTGTATTTATTTATTAAATCAAAGATTTGATAGGAAGTTTTGGAAGATTTCCAATTTCTTCTCGTCGAGAATCTTTTGATCAACAAATTTATTTATAGTTGCCTTTGTTTCCTCAAGGACTTGTTCCACTTTCTCTTCCACTTCCGATTCTGGTTCTGCAAGTGCAATAACCTCTTCAGTAACTGGATTGACAATAGCTTTTGTGGCTTTTAGGATGCCGGCATCCCATACCCATTCAACACCCTCCATGATGCCATTAACGAAAGCATCGGGGGCGGAAGGATCTGCAACAATATCTGCTGCAGTTGCGAGCATGAAATCCTCTCCTACTACTTTGTAACCCTCGCTTGTTTCGCGAAGACTACCCATACCTCTAGAGGAAACACCTAGAGTTACACCTTCGTCTAGAAGAGACTTAGCAATGATACCCATTGGAGTATCAAGTAACTTTGCTTTACCTACAAAATTAGTTCCCTCTCTATGGAGATCAACAATCTTATGAGAAACTCTATCGAGGTTTACTGTTGGTCCATCTGGATGGCCTAGTTCACCAAGGGCCCTACCCTTAGAAACAAAAGACTCTGTATATCTGTTGACTTCTTTTTCAAGAATATCTACTGGATACATTCTATTGTTTCTATTCTTCAGGTTTCCCTGTAGAAAGATACCTTCGATAAACATAGATTTCTTACCGTCTTTTTCTTCGATAAGAATCTTTGCTGATTCGATTTCTTCCGTAATGAGTTTCATTTTAAGTAAAGATTAGTTTTCTTCTTCATCATCATCTTCAGAAGTTTCTAGTTCTGCACTAGGACCCTCTTCAGATTCAACGTCATCTCCAACTTCCACTTCTGCTTCTGCTTCAGTTTCAGTCTCTTCATCTTCTAACCAGGGATTTGGACCACCAAACATAGAAGCCGTTACGGCTGGTTTAACAGTCTCAATATTGTCTGCTGCTTTTGCAAACAAAAGATCCTTGATTTTCGAATGAATATCCGATGGAGACTCGTTCTTTGCGATCAGATCAATTAAATCATCCATGACAGTTCAATAGTATGGTTAAAAGTATTTATATTTCACCACCTTTGGGCATTTCTGGAGCTTCTGTTGCAGACCCATCGACACCTGGTTCGTTCACTGGAGCACCCAAATCCATACCAGCTGCATTAGCCATTTCTAGATTTGCCATCTCCATAGGATCAATCAACTTACCGTCTTTGATCTCTTTCTCCATCTGTTTATCGATCTCAATAATCTCCTCGTCTTTCTGTTTCAGAATGTGTCTTCTGACATATTCAAGAGAGAAATACTTACCGAGATATGGATCAACAGCAGCAGCAACTCCCAGTCTTTCGTTAAGGAGTTCTGCTTCTTTCAGTTCGGAGAAATGATTGTCATAGATGAAATCATATTGAATATGATCGGAGAGAATATCCCAATCCTCTGGAGTGACAATATTCTTAAGGATCAACTGAGTCTTCAACATATCGCTGAAGACATTGGAGAATCTCTTTCTCAAACGACCAACAAACTTAGTGAACTTAATTTCGTCTCTAAGAATTTCGGAAGAACGACCGAGGTTAAAACCTTCTCCAGATCCAGCAATACGAGACTCGGGAACACCAAGTGCTCTGTATAGTTTCTTCTGAAAATACTCAATGTCAGACAGTTCACCTAAGTTCTGTCCACCAGGAAGAGTAGTGATCTCAGTACCACGACCACCTTCACGACGTGGAAGCCAGAAGTCCTCAAGCATACTCATATGCTTGCGATCATCTTTGATCTCACCAGTCGCTGCGTTATAAACCAGTTTATTGCGATAACGGTTCATAACATCACGAAGGTATTGTTCCGCTTTGATCTTTGGTAGATTACCAACATCAATGTAGAAAATTCTTCTTTCAGGAGCACGAGATAATCTATAGATGACTAGACTATCTTCAATCATACGAAGCTGATTGAGTGCCTTAATAGACTTGTGTAAGTATGATAGAATGGTTTGCTTGTTTCTATCTACCAGTCCAGAATGGCAGAAGGTGATTGCGTCTGGTGCAATCTTTACCTTTTGCATACCATTGCCAGGAGGTTGCCCAATCGCTCCTAGATTATTTTTGTTTTGGGTAGCACCAGGATCGTAGAGAAAATACTCTTCAATTTCTGGATTAAGAATATTCTGTGGTTCCGATCCTCTTTGTATTCTACTAATTGTAGATTGTAAGTTCTTATCTTCTTTGATTTTTCTTACATACTTGATCTTAAGAGGATCAATATATCTTACTTCTTTAATGCCATCTTCTGGTTTTTGGATATCAATAACCTTATGATAGAAAACGCGGCCATCGACATACCAGTTCCTTAGAATCTCATGACACTTCTTATCAAAATCCAAGAGTTCTTTTACATGTTTGAACTCTTCTCTGATAAGTGACTTGAGTTTTTCCGAAGCAGGAAGATTTGACAGATCAATCTGTACAGGTGAATCGTTCTGATCGGAAACGATTGCTTCGTTTATAATATCTTCAATGGCTCCATCCACCTCAGGATGTAGTGCCATTTCGCGATATCTTTTAATTAAATCAGCCTCTGATTTGTAGACACCATCGATGTCTACGTACTGCCCATAAAAACCACTAGATACATAATAATCCGACGAATCCTCGTCGGACCTAGGTACAGGAGAGACGACCCCCTTTGACTGGGAGTCGTCTTCCTTAATCTTAAAACCAAATAATTTAGCCATCTATCAAAAGAACTGGGGCTTTACCCAGTTATTTATCTATCAACTTCCCTGGGAATCTGGGGTATCAATTGGCTGCTCTTCAGTGCTGAAGAGATTATCATTGTTTGCATCGTATGCATCCCACCACTGAACTTGTAGATCAACGGTGAATTCTTCGATAGTATCGGAAGAATCATACGAAAGTTCGATAGCACTTACGTTCGTTGGGAAGACGCCGTGGAAGACATACTTCTTGAGAACTGGATAAGTAGCACCACCAGAAGGAAGACCCGACTTGATGTTGCTTGGGAATCCAGAAGTGCTCTGTTGAGTGTTTCTACCCAACTGATAAACTAACGCATCCTTCTGATACTGAGCGGGGTTGATAACACCAGTAGCATTGTCATGCTTGTTGATGCCGTTCATCCACTCTTCGAAAGCGTTTCTGATGTCGAAAGAAGTATCGTTGATTACGGTGATGGTCCAGACATCGAATGTTCTGTCACCAGCAATCTTGAGGTTTCTTCCTCTGAAGGGAACGTCAATAACGTTGATGTTGGATGCAGGTAGATTTGCAGCCTTTACCAAGAATCTAGAGTTGCGGAGAGTCTCCGTATTTGCTCTTACATAGGATGGAAAAGCAAGTTCAACTTCAAACAGGTTAGGCCTTGCGGCCCCACCAATGAGTCTCCCTTTGAAATCCTCAATAGTCCTGTCTTTAATTTTTGGGGCGTTGTTGTTGGTTGATGCCATTAGTGTTTTCCTCTTCGTGAATTATTTATTGAATAGATCAAAATCAGGCAGTACCGATGACTTCATCGAAACTTACACCAGTGCGTGTGGCAACGAAGGTCAGACCAATGTAATTGATCGATCTCGCAGGTTTCACGAAGATGTCAGCCTTAAACTGGTTGGCATCAACCACGTCAGGTGTATTGTTGCTCTCGTCACAAACTACGACGAAATCAGTGATACCTCTCTTAGCCTTAACATCACGAAGGTAAGGTTCAACAATATTGAGGAAGTTAGTTCTGGTTAGAACGTCGTTGAACTCAAACAGTTGAGCTCTTGCAGCTCTCTCGATTGTTGCCTCGATGGTGAGGAACAGACGGCGAACATTGATTCTATCGAATGCAGATGCTTCCTTGAGAGCGGTCTTATCTCCAAAGAGAATCATTCCAGCACCAGCAGAGAACATAACTGGGTTAATTCTCTTAGGATAAAGGATATCTCTCTGTGCTTGAGATGGATTGTATGCAAGTTTGATTGCATTATTGATAACACCTCTCTGTGCTCCAGCAGGGGAGAACCAAGGGAAAGAGGTGGTGGATGTTCTTGCCATCAGACCAGCAATGTCACCATTCAGAGGAATGTATCTGAAGGTATTGTTGAATCTGTCGAACATGTACTTATAACCAGAATCAAACACTGCATAAGAACTCGAAGACAGACTATCGAAGAACTTGACAATGTTGTCAGTCTGATTGTCACTGTTGGTTAGACCAACAACTCCAGATCTGTATGGAGAAATACATGCGATGCAATCCTTACGGGTGCCTGCAATCTGGATCAATTTGTTCGCCTTAGCTTGTGCTTCATAGATGGAAGAACCACCAGAAGGACCATTGATTAAGTAATTGACAGTGTACTCAGCAGGATTTTCGAGAACTGTGTAGGAATCAATGACATCACCGAGACTTACTTCGAATTTACCAACTCCACCGTAATCATTACCATTTGCAAGACTCATGATTTGAGCACCAGCACCATTGAAGGTAACTCCCTGTGCTTCTTGTCCCCAAGTACCAGTTTCATCGACTGTGAATCCAGCACCCATTAGGTTATACTTCAGACCAATACCAGTTTGTGCAGCACCAACGAAAATGTTGTCGGAGAACTGAGCGATATAGTCCTTATAGTATACAGCGGTAGATGGGGAGATCTTAGCGTCAGAAGCCTTGGAAAGTCCAGTCCACTTCTCAACAATATTACCTGCAGTTCCAGTAACTCTACCAGTGTCATCAACTACAAGAACATGTAGTTCGTCAAATCTGGAACTTCTCTCTTTAGCGTACTCAGAAGTTGCTGGTTTTGGTGCAATAGACTTCCAATAAACTGTGCTGTTGCTCAGTCCAAGAGTCTGTTGATTATACCAGTCATGTACTGTGTTACCTTGTCTTAGCGACAATCCACTACCAATACCAGACATAACAATGAAGTCTGTATTAGCGAACGCAACACCAGCGGTTGTGTCCATAATCAGTGCAGTGGTATCGTTTGGATCACCAGCGGTTGTAAATCCAACGACTTGACCTGTGTAAGTTCCGTTTAGGGATCTAACTTGGTCACCAATAGCAACCTTAGAAGTGTCTAGATCAGCACTAAAGTCAATGACAGTGGAACCAACACCTACAGCAGCCTGGAATCTCGTTCTCTCCATTCTGATTTGAGAACCAGAAGAATCAAAGACTCTATAAAGGTTTGCGTGGTTTGCACTCTCAGAGTATGCGAGACCAGCAACGTGATCTAGAAGTCCTTGATCGTATCCTAGGAATGCTCCAGTGCTGGAACCTTCTTCATAATCAACTTCATACCACTTGTTCTCTCCCTCAACATACTTGGAAAGAACTTTAACATCAACAGATCCGTGATGGACATCAGTAATGACACCCTTTAGATATCCAGTTTGAACGCCAACGGTTCCGTTTGTTAGTGCAACAGAAGTGGAGAATCCAGCAGTAATAGCGTATCCAACGCCGATACCCTCTGTACCGATTGCCAGTCTCTGGTCGGCTCTTCCGTCAACAATACAAACTTTTAGGTCATTTGCCCAAGATCCTGGGTTTCTTGCTGCATACAACCAATCGCCATCGGTCGTGTGATTGTTGTAGTAATCTTCTGTAGAATTTACTTGTAAGTTTGTAAGTGCAACACCAACTGGTACGTTAGCATTTGCCAGATACGAGTTGCTAGATCTTACGACTCTTAATACGCCACCGTAAGAAAGGAAGGACGAAGCTGTCATCCAGTACTCATACTGGTCGTCCGTGCTGTAAGGCTTTCCGAAGGTAGCGAGTAGATCCTGTTCTGTCTCAACCAGGATGGGAACGTTAACTGGACCCTTCGCAAAAGGACCAGCAATTGCGCCTACCTGATCAGTGACATCATCAATTCTTCCAATAGTAAGATCAACTTCCCTTACCTTGACGCCTGGTGATACTAAATTTAACGCCATGTTTGTTCCTCTTGAAGAAGTTCATTTTCCCTGTGATTATTTAGAAATTCCTCTTGCTCAAGTGGGGAAACAATGCATGAACGTACTACCAGTCAGGATATTCCCATCTACCAAAGATATTTGTTACCATTTTATCTACGACCTTTTTTCTTGCATCAGCAACTCGTTTTTTTGTGCATTCTTTACACTCATATGAATAGGCAGACAACGTAGTTCTATCTCTTCTTGTTCTATAAAAGTCTGTAAGAAGGTCTTTTGTTTTTCTGCATGACCTACATCTTCTTTCTTGTAAAACTAGATGACCTAAACTAAATTCATCATCCAAGTCCATCACAGATACTCCCACATAAACGAACGATCTCCATACTCATCTACGTTCCATCGATCACCAGCAGAGTCTACAAAACTACTCTCCTCAGTAATACCATCACTTAAGAATCCAAATGGTGCCATATCTTGTTCAATTTGATCTCTCTGATCATCGTAGACTCTTTTTCTGATGTCATCATCAGTCATTTCTTTGAAGTAGTCTTGAACAATCAGCCAAGCAAAAATAACCAGACACATTGCCAAGTCATCGTTACATCCTTCTTCTGCCTCAAATGAATTTGCTTTCTCTACAAAAGTCGTAAGTTCTGCAATGACATCATAATCACTTATGAGTAGTTTATCACTTTCAATAATTGCTTTGAGATTAAGAGCACCGACTTTTTTAACAGTCTTGGACATCTTAACTCCCAGTTGCACTTTATTTCCCGAAAACCCTTGACCCACGATTTGACCAGCACGTCCACGCATTGATGCCATGAGTAGATTTTCATACTCAAGATCATATTGGATAATACTTGCAACCTGATCACCAATGTCATTTACCTCACAGAGAATAAAAGCATTGTTATATGCTTTTGCAAACTCCATGATGACATTTGGGAACAACATTGGTTTAATTACATTGTTCCTATATTTCGCAACTACTTTATATGGGAATGAAGTTGTGTCAAAAACAATAAAAGCAGAATAGTCTTTTTCTACACCCCTGGCAACGTCAACTGTTATAACATAAGTATGGTCTTTTTCTGGAGAAGCATATATCTCTCCTCCCTTTTGTCCTTTACCTATTGGTTCATCGTAGACCATCGCTTTGAGTTTAGCTGGAGCGATTAGAGTATCAACCGATCCAAGGA